CTTTAATATAAAGATGTTTACCATTTGCTGTTGCATCTCCATCAGCTAAACTTAACGTAGTTGTACCTGTGCTTAAAGTTACTTCTACATAACCTGATGCTGCTGTTTGTAATAATTGTAAATTAGTGTTTGTGATTGCTCCCCATAGACCAGCTTTTTCTCCTGTTGCTACGAGTTCTAATGATAAATCTGTTGAAAATGTTGATGCCATATTAGTACGGTTTTATTGGTGTCCAAACCATTGTTGCTCCTGGTATTATATCGTTCCATGTAATAACCCCTGGTTCTACTGTATCTAATGATAAAGCATTGCCTGTAGGTAATACATTTGCTCCAGCTGTTATTGTAACATTTCCAGTAGCCAAGGTCAACGAGTTTCCAGAAGGCGTTACGTTAGTATCTATATTAACAGTAAATGCACCTATACCTAAAGATACAGCATTTCCTGTAACTGTATGATTAGCATCAGCTGTAATAGTTAATGTGCCTGTACCTAATGTAAGTGCGTTTGGATCTAAATTTTCAGTAACTGAATCTGCAATAATACCTACACTACCTATTGTAATAGATAAACTATTGCCTGTTACAACTACAGCTACATCGTTATCGGGTCCTGATGTAGCGAATGGTAATGCTGATATTGCGTCAAATCCTAAACTCATAAATAATCCTTAAAAGGGGACAGTAGGTATGTGGTGGTGTACTGTCCCCATCTAAAGATTATATCATCGTTTAAACCAAGAAGGAAGACCTAAATGTGGACGCTTGTCAAACATATTATCTTTCGCTCCAGGTGTTTTACGGTTGTTATAATGAAGAAATACTTGAATGCATTCGTTGCCTTTAAATTTATTTCGCCAATGTTCTAGCTCACAGCCAGAATAAACCAGCATATCTCCTGGTTTTAAATCAATCTTTATGCCTTTATCTTTTGTAGGTTCATAGTATTGTACTTTATGTATACCTCTATGTGGTCCATAAACATAACCTGCTTTTGGATTAGGATTTAAATATATAGGCCAATCATCACCAGCAAGATTCATAGTAGTAGATATCTCACAACTAAATCTATCTTTGTGTCTTTTTAATTCATCGCCTTTTTTATATATTCTTGCATAGGTGTAAGCAGGATATAATTTAAGACCTGTTACTTCTTCCATTTTAGGTTGGCATTTAAGTAACAAAGTTTCCATAGCTATATTTGCGTACTGACTATAAGTTTCTGGTATCTGTTCATCTTTAGCTTCGTAGTGACCTATAATAGTTTCAAATGGTGAAAAGTATCTAGCGTTTCTACAAGTATCATAAACTTGTTTTTGCATTAAAAAATAATTTGCAACAAAAGCTGCTAGGTCTTTTGATATTGCTTGACGAATAACTGTATACTTTTTCTTTTTAAACATCTTTAGCCATTTCTTTTGGTACTGCTTGTATGTTCCAATGTATAAATCTAAATGGTTCAATACCAAAATCTACTGCATATTCGTGTTCCAAAAATCCAGGAAATATAATTAATGTGCCTGGTGTAGGTTTAAAATGTATAAGTTCTGATCCACCCCACACACCTTTAATATCTGGTTTCATTTTTAATTTTGTAGCTCTAGCTCCAGTACGTGGTTCGTGAAAAATTGGGTATGATGTTTTATCACTGCACTTTAAAAAATAAAAACCTGATACGTGTTGGTTCCAATGTATGTGTGCTGAATGATGACCACCACCTTTTTTAGCAAACTCTTGTACCCACATCTCACTAAACATAGTTGTGTATTGTTGCATATCATAACCTTGGTGATCTAAATACTCCCAAGACTTTTGACCAATGTAATTTCTAAAATCTAAAAAGTCATTATCAGCTGTAAGTGGTGTTGAGTGATAAGATCTTCCAAAGTCACCGTGTTCTTTTATAAATTTTTTTTCTCTTGTTCTTGCATCTTTAATATATTTATTAGATGCTTTGTTTAATGATTTTACAAACTCTGGTTTTTGTTCTGACCAAATGGTTGTGTTAAAATAATTACTTATATACATTATTTAAAAGGCCTTCCTAAATGCCAGACAACAAGACTATATCTTGTGCCAGCGGTTACTGGTTTAACTCTATGCCAAACAAAAGAAGGAAATACAATAATAGAACCTTTAGGTAATATTTCTTTTGCTCTTTTCAAGTGTTGACTTTCATCTCTCATATGTGGATCATAGTTTCTAAAATCAAATTCTAATTCACCGCCTTTGTATTCTGAACCATCTGTTAATTGACAAGTCATAGATAGTTTTCTAATTTTACCGTGGTCAGGATCATTTTTATTTTCTCTTTCATAAGGTTTATCCCAACTATCACAGTGCCAATCATAATATTGGTTGTGTTTATATTTTGTAAACTGACAAGATTCAGATCTATCCCATTCAAAGTTCCAACCAGCTTGTCTATTTGCTTCATGCACATATGGATGTAATTCTTTATATATCCAAGCATCATTTAACCAAACTAAATCCGACTTTCTTTTTCTTTGCATATTTTTAACTTGGTCTTTGTCTAATTTTTTATCTCCATAACCACCTGTTCTAGCCATAACTTCTTTTTGTGAATTTGCATAAGCTATTACATCATCACAAAATTTTGATGTAAGAACACCACTAAAATACCAATAATAATTAGATATATTCATAAGTTATTGTTTGGACAAAGTTTAATGAATCTTTTTGATTGTTAGTTAGATAATACATATTAGTTGATGGAAACATAATAAACATATTATTTTTAAGTTCTATATCCCAACTTCTACCTTTACGTCTATTATCTTCATAGTGTATTCGAACCATACAGTCTTTAACTTTTACACCATATAATAATGTAAAATCTGGTGAGTTACGTAAATCTACTGGATCAATATTTAATAAAGGAATAGTTGTTTCCGCAGGTTTATAAATATTTCCCCACGTATCTTTGTTAATTAAATTAACACTATACTCAAGACCAATGTGGTCTCGCATATAAGTACTTAACATATCCCAAGTTCGTGAGAATGGAAAATCTTTGTTTTGAATTACTGATTGTAAAATGTCGCCTGATAATTTATCCCGGTCAATGTCCCAATCTTTGGGCATAGCCACATCACCATAATATAAGGCTTGTTCTGTTAATACTTTCTTCTGCATACCACCACCATTTTTAATTTATGCTTTGCTGTCTGTCAAGTCCCAAGTCTGTCCAGCTTCATTCCAATCATATCTCCACATATGAGTACCTGCTTCGTTTTGTGAAGTCTGTTCAGCTGTTAATGCAGGAGCATCACCGATTGGTGAATCCCAACCAGCAGTTGTAGTATTTTTTACCCATGATGCATATGGTTTTTTAGGCCAAAAGATTTGATCATCTTCGTCCCAAGTATAACCTATGCCTGCGTAATTACCTCTTAATGCTTTTGAGTTATCACCAGAATTATGTGTATTACCTGATGTATTGTAAGATGTTTGAATCCACATTTGTGCAGGCCAATTATTGTGTGTTTCTAAATATTGTTGACCTACTGATTCATCTTCAACACCATCAGCATTTAACATATCTTTGTTATCAAGTGTTAATACTTGAATAACTTTTCCGTTTGATCCTAGTTTTGCAAAATGTGCCATAATTATTCTCCTTATATATTAATTTTAAATGTTAGTAAATACATATTAATTTTGAAATTTGTATCTTATTACCACTATTCCTGATCCACCAGTTCCACCACCACCATTTGCTCCAACAGCTCCACCGCCGCCAGCTCCACCTCCAGTATTATTTGTTCCATTATTTGGAGGATTTGGTACACAAGTATTTAATTGACCATTTCCACCGCCACCTAAACCACCTACTCCTGTAGGTCCACTAGGAGGATTGTTCATTCCACCTCCACCACCACCAGCATAATATCTAAAAGAACCAGAAGGAACACCATTACTACCAAAAGCTGTCGGTAATCCAGCACCAGCACCACCATCTCCACCACCACCTGGACCTGGAGCTCCACCTGTTGCTCCAACAGCTATAGCTCCTCCGCCTCCACCACCAAGAGCTCCAGGTCCACCATTTGCTGGTCCACCATTGTTTCCTTGAGGAGGACTTACAGGAGGTGTATTTCCAGCACCTCCACAAAAATTACCAGCACTTGCATTTGTTGAACCTCCACCAGATCCTCCACTACCAGCATTACCAGGATAAGCAGCTCCTTTTCCATATCCACCACCTGCTGAAGTAATTGTTGAAAAAGTTGAATTAACACCGTTGTTTCCTATTGAAGTATCATTAGGTATGCTAGCACCACCAGCGCCTACTGCAATAGGATAACCTTGTACTGAAACTGGTAAACCTGTTGGTGATCTTAAAGGATGACCTGGTGCACAAGTCGGTGAAGTATAGGTTGATGCTGAATATCTAAATCCTCCTGCTCCACCACCTCCACTAACTTGACCTCCACTTCCACCACCAGCTACTACTAAATAGTCTACTGTATTTGATCCTGCAGCATTTCCAGCACACGAAACACAAAAAGTTCCAGGGCCTGTAAAAGTATGAATTTTAAAATCTCCACAAGAAGTAATTGTTCCACCTGTCGCTGTAACATATTCTGATGTTGGTGCTGTATCTTGAGTACCATTATCTGTTACTAACCAACCTTGTGTTGAATCTATAAAAACTAATGTAACAGCTAGTCCTTCTGTACTTAAAGTTGCATTAACTGTTGAACCACCAATTTTATCTGAACCATTTTGAACTAACGTTACTGCGTTTGTATCAAAAGTATTTGCGTAATCTTTAAAACCAACAACTGCTCCTGCTGTTCCTGCAGGTAAGTTAACTGACACTGCACCACCTGTTGTATTTACAAAATATCCTTCACCTGCTGTTGCGGTAAAACCTGATGTTTTAACTGTTGTATTCCAAGACACAGCACCGGTAGCACCAAAACCTGATGCAGTACCAGAGTTTGTAATTGATACACCAGCAGGAATTGTGAATGTATCTCCACTATCTCCTAATGTAGTTGTACCACAATTTGTTCTTGGACTAATTTTATTTACTTTTATTTCACTCATAATTTACCTATTGAAACTTGTACCTTATTATTACTATACCTGAACCTCCAGCACCACCTATTTGTGTGCAAGTTCCACCTGAACCGCCACCACCACCTCCAGTGTTTGTTGATCCTGCAGGAGCAGTTGTAGCTCCTCCATTTGGAAGATTTTTTTCTCCATTACCACCACCTCCGGAGCCTCCAGCTCCTCCTACAAATGTAGATCCACCACCACCGCCACCTGCTCTAGCTGTTGGTGTTCCATTAATACTTGACGTTGCTCCTGCACCACCTGCACCTACAACAGCGGGACCACAACCTGGAAAGTTACCTGTTGAAGCACTACCTCCAACGACGGCAGCTCCGCCACCACCGCCACCACCTCTAGTTGATGAACAATCTGAATCACCTACACCACCATTTTTGCCTTGAGCCGGACTAACGGGTGGTGTATTTCCTGATCCTACAGACCCACTCGTGGAACCATCAGAAGCACTTCCTCCACCTGAACCACCTGGTCCACCATTAAGTCCAACCCCATTTGGTTGAGTTGCACCATTGCCACCACCTGCAGATGTTATTGTTGAAAAAATTGAATTTGAACCACTTGTTGCTGCTCCTGATGGAGAAAGACCTGTTCCTCTACTTCCATTTCCTCCTGCACCAACTGTTATTGGAAAAGCTGTTGCTGTAACTGTAACTGCTGTTCCACCCGGGTTACCATTTAATGGAGAAGCCGTATAACTATCAAGAGGTCCTTTGAATTCTCTAAATCCTCCGGCACCACCTCCACCTCCGTGTCCACTACCGCCACCGCCACCTCCAGCGATAACCAGATATGACACAGTGTTTTGATCAGGACCATTCCCTGCTTTTGTTACTGTAAAAGTTCCAGGACCTGTAAAAGTATGAATTTTAAAATTACCACAAGTTGTTATTGTTCCACCTGTTGCTGTTAAAAAAGGATCTCCTATTGCATTGCTTGTTGAATCTTGGACATTTTTCCAACCCTCTGTGTCATCAACATAAACAAAAGTTAAAGATTGACCTTCTGTTGATGCCGTAAAACTAGCGTCAAATCCACCAATTTTTTGTGATCCGTTTGGCGTTATTGTTAAATTATTTGTTTGAAATGTATTTGTATAGTCTACTACAGATACAATATTACCTGCAGTCCCGGCTGGTAAATTCATTGTAAATGCACCACCAGCAGTATTTGCAAAATATCCTTCACCATTAGCAGCTGTAAAAGTTGCAGTTTTAATACTGCCTGTCTGCCAATCTACAGTTCCAGTTCTACCAAAACCTGTTTGCGATGCACCTGATGCTAAAGCAATTGTATCACCACTAGCGCCAACAGTAATAGTATTACTATTTTCGTTAATGATGTTTTGACCACATTGGTTTTGTATGTTGTTTACTTTAATTGTACTTGTCATAATTATTGAAATTTGTACCTTATTATTACTATACCAGAGCCACCTACTCCACCATTATTACTACTATCACCACCATAGCCACCACCTCCACCGCCACCACCGGTATTAGCTGCTCCAGCTCCACCATTACTAGGTCCTGCTGGTTCTGGACTAGCTGTTCCAGGTCCTCCAGTATTTCTTCCTGCGCCACCAGCTCCTGCAGTACTTGGAGTACAAGCACCACCTCCACCACCACCGCCAGCTCCTCCGGCTCCACCAACTCTTCCCTGGTTATAAGTTCCACCACCTCCACCACCTGAATAAAAATATGAAGTTCCATCTATATTTGTTTCAGCACCAGCTCCACCAGCTCCACCATTACTATTTGGAGTAGGTCCAAAACCTCCTGCAACTAAAGCTCCACCTCCAGCACCTCCAGGATAACTTGGAGAAGAACCTCCACCTCTACCTCCGTTCTTACCTTGAGGAGGACTTACGGAAGGACTATTACCTACTCCACCTGCAGTTCCAGTTGGACTGTATCCATTAGCTCCACCACCTGATCCACCACTACCTCCAGCTGGTCCAGTTGAAGGGCCACTTACTCCGTTTCCACCACCAGCAGATGATATAGTTGAAAAAGTTGAAGTAGCACCTTGAGTAGCGTGAGCTCCACCACCTCCAACTGTTATTGGAAAACCTGTAGCTGTTACAGGTAAAGCTGCTACACACGCACCTAATGGTGATACTGTATAACAACCAGATGCTGTTCCAGATGATTGTCTAAATCCTCCGGCACCACCTCCGCCTCCTAACGTTCTTCCGGCTCCTCCACCACCAGCTACTACTAAATAATCTACCGTATTTGATCCTGCCGCACATCCTACCGAACAAACTGTAAAAGTTCCCGGGCCTGTAAATGTATGAATTTTAAAATTTCCTGAAGTTGTAACTGTACCACCTGTTGCTGTTATAAATGTAGGTATTACCGATGAACTACTAAATGTTGTAGATTCTATAGATCTCCAACCAACCGTAACATCAACGTAAATTAAAGTTAATCCTTGTCCTTCTGTGCTTAAGTCTAATCGTCCTGCTGCAGTTCCACCATTAATTTTTACACCAGATCCTGCTTGAATTCTAAATGAATTTGAATCAAAAGTATTGTTATAATCTTGAATTGAAATAATATCACCAGCACTAGCACTTGGTAAAGTCATTATAACACTGCCACTTGTAGTGTTAATAAAATAACCTTCTCCATTTACTCCTGTAAAATCTGCTGTTTTAGGAGTTGTCTGCCAGTCTACAGTTCCTGTTCTACCAAAACCTGATTGAGTAGCGCCACTAGCTAAAGTTACAGCTGTGCCTGATCCACCTAAAGTTAAAGTTGAACCACTTTGTTTATCTATTGCATCTACTTCTATTTTTGACATTATACTATTACTAAAGTTCCTGTTACTGTTATTGTACCAGGTACTGTAATAGGTCCTGCAAGAACACCGTTCTCAACAGTTTGAGTACCGTCCATTGTACCTGCTTGATTTTTTATAAATTCATCAGGGGCTGTTCCGCCTCCGATGTATTGGATTCCATTTACTATTGCCGTCATAATTCCTCCTACGAACTAATATCGTCGATAAATGATGTAACAATATCTAAAGATGAAGCGGTATCGCTTTGAGCTTTAAGTACGTCACCATTTGCCAACACAATTTTTGCACCGCCTTGAATTAATTCGATCGCAGAGTTTGGTGGAACACTAACTTGTTTTGCAAGAAAATGATCGTTTCCGCCATTTACAATCTGACAACTAGCCAAGACAGTAGAAGCGCTGGTGTTACAGATTCTGATACCAATAACTGCATCAAAGTCTCCACCAGTTATTAAAGTGACTGGTGATGTACCGACGTTTCTTTGTAAATTGTTTCTAAAATTTTGTGCCATATTTTTTTCCTATTTATAACGCCACCGCCATTGCTAATGCAAAGCCAGCTGACGCTGCTCCTACTGGTGTTCCTGATGCATCCAAGAAAACCGATTTACTTGCTGGTAAAGTACAGAATACATCTTTAGTGCCTGCACTAAAATCAACAACATTATCAGAATTAGAACTACTAAAAATTGTAGCTCCTGATCCTCTTGTTATGTTTGCACTTGAACCATCTAATGTTCCAAGCCCAACCTCAAACTCACTTGTACCTTGATTAAAAATACAATAATAAGTCGTATTGCTGTTTCCTATACCTTGTGCAAAAGTTTCAAAACCAGTTACTGCTGCTCCAAGTGCGAATGCACCTGTACCAGTAGTTGTGCTTGTTACTTTTACTCTGTCGTTTATTACCAACGCCATAAATTTTCTCCTTAACTCATACTAATAATTGCATTAGCAGGTGTAGTAGGATCAGGAAACGTAATAGTAAAAGTACCATTCGTTGCTGTCTTATTTCCACCAAAATCTAAAACCACTACTAATCTATTTGCTGTACCATCAACTGTATCTGTATTATAAATCGCTGCAAAAGCTGCAGTGAAAGATGCACTACTGTAAGTTACATTATCAAAGTCAACTGAAGCAACAGCTGTACTAGATGCAACTCCAAGTCTTGTTAATGTTTTTACAGAATAGTTAGTACCACCTGTAGTGTCTACTTCACCATTTCCAGTGCCCGATAAATATACTGTTGACGATGTTGAATATGGATTAGTTGTATATAAAGAAAGTTTAAAAGTGTTTCCACCAGAAGCTTTGAAATTATGATTCGCTTCGAACAGAGCACCTCTAAAACTAAAAGGTATTATATTTGCCATATTTGTTTATCTCCTTATTTATTACTTGATGGGTTTTCTGATGCCAGTACGGTACGAATAACACCATC